TGTAGCCTCGTTAGATTCATCAGGTAACTTCATAGCGTTACTAGATGTTACAGCATATGGGACAGTATAATTATGGCACTTAATCCTTCAGGCGCAATTAGTTTAGGCGGTCCAGTAGCGGGCCAGTCTATTGCTCTAGAGCTAGGCTTATCGCCTACGGCAGTGATAACTTTAAACGATACGGCAGTGCGTACCCTTGCGGGCGTTCCAAGTGGCGCAATTATTATGCCTACTAACTTTTGGGGTAAATCAAATGGCGGCCCTACTCAAAAAGCATTATTTGGTTGGGGGTTTGATGCCCCATTATTTTTCCAGATTATTAACTACGTTTCAAACACAGGTGTTATGGCTAGCGATACTCCAACTACATCTAATGCTAGAACTGGCGCAGCGGGATCTAAATATGGAGGAGATAAAGGTATAGTTGCTGGTGGGAATACAGCTACTAGTATGAATACAAATCTTATAACAAATACAGGTGTTATAGGTGCTGATACAACTACATTAAGTCCAAATAAAAGAGATTGGGCAGCTGCTAGTTATGGCGGGGATAAAGCAATTTTCGCTTATGGTTTTACCCCAATCCCAACACCCGCGCCAGGATCTCCTGGTGCTAACAGTCAAGTAAATACTTTAGTTTCAAATACGGGGGTTATGGCCTCGTATACTACAAACACTCCAGGGGCGACGCCTAATAGATCAGCTTTAGGGGCGGCTAGCTATGGCGGAGATAAGGCTATATTTGCTTATGGTCGAACAAGCCCAACTACTAGTTCAGCAGTTGCTACGGTTAATTTAGTTTCAAACACGGGTGTTTTAGCTGCATCTACTACAGCTCCAGGAGTTACCAAAGATAAACTGGGCGCGGCTAGCTATGGCGGAGATAAGGCTATATTTGCTTTTGGCGCTTCCCCACTACCAACAAGCGTTAATAATTTCAAAAGTTTAGTTACCAATACGGGAGTTATTAGTGCTGCTACCCCGAGTGTAGGAACAGCAAGGTTTGATTTAGGAGCTGCTACCTATGGCGCAGATAAGGCTATTTTTGGTTTTGGTATAATAAGTACATCAGAATTCAACATGACAAACTTAGTTTCAAACACAGGTGTCGTAGCTAGCGATACCCCTGGGGTCGGCACTGCTAGAAGCAAATTAACAGCATTATCGTATTCATTTACGTAATAAAAGGAAAAATATGGCAAAACTTAATTCAGAATTTAACTACAGATACCAAATAATTGGTGAAACACTTTGGGCTAAGATTCAGACCTTGCATGGATTTATGGATGGCAGAAAAAGAGCGGCTGTATTAGAACAAGTAGCGGCTTTAAAAGAAAAAGCAAAATATTTAGAACTAGAACACCTTAAATCAATTTCAGCACTGCCTCACGTTATTTTACAATTGGAAGCTGAGATTATTGAAATGGAATCATTCCAAGAGGAACAAAAAATAAATTTTGAATTAAATAGACAAGAAATTGCAATCCTTGAACGCTATCTTGCGGAGTGTTATGAATTAGCAGAGCCTACAAGATTGACACATCCTGATGGAACAAAGTATTCTGATGAGGAGATGTTTGAGGTCAATGCCGCAAATGAATTTACAGTTGTACTGGCTAGAGAAATGCAAGCTGAAATTATTTCAGGGGGCAGACCTTCTGCCGCTAAAATTAAAAATGCTATGAGTAACCCAATAACTTGGCAGGCATTAAAAAACATAGGTATTATTCCAGCTGAAACCCTATTGATTGCAGGTAGCATTGACCCGACAAATATACAGCTAACTGCTACAGAAGATTTAGTTTTAGCGTTAGAGCATAAACAAACAGTTCAATCAATAACTAAAAAACAGGCTGCCTTTTCATAATGAACGATTCAAAAATATTGGACTTGTTTCCAACGCCTTTATATATAACTAATATAAATAAGCCCATAAGCACACAGCAAAAAGAATGGCTAATAAATGCTCCTAAAATAGAAAATACGGGTAATTTAAGGGGAGAAGATGGGTATGTTTTAAACCAGCCTATGTTTTCCGACTTAAAGAATTTTATCATGCAGAGCATTAAAGAATATGTTAATAGCGTATATGCGAATAAAGAATTAGATGTATATATAACGCAGTCTTGGGCTAACTACACCAAGCCAAAAGAATATCACCATAGACATAGCCACCCTAATAGTTTTATATCAGGGGTGTTTTATGTAACTGCAAAACCTAAAGAAGACATGATTAAATTTTACAGAGAACGGGTTTCAATTTTTAATATTACCTCGGGGCAAGCAAATAATTATAACAGCCAGGATGTAGCAATATTAGTTGAACCTGGAGATTTGATTTTGTTCCCATCAAATTTTGTACATGATGTTCCACCGACAACAAGCGAGGAAACTAGGATCAGTATAGCTTTTAACACATTTATTAGAGGTTACCTTGGCGATGAGAAGTCCGCAACCGCCTTGTATTTACACTAATGAAGATGAACCTACAAGATTATGTTGCTATTTATAGCGTAAATAACGCAAAAGTATGCAATCAACTTATTGCTGAAATAGATAATCTGCAATGGAACAAACACGCCTATAATGACATTGTAACTAATAAAACTACTACCTATGAGGATGACCTTGAAGTAGTACGCCAAGATGAGGTGGCCAAAGAACATCTTACAAATGTAATCAAGGATTGTCTTAGTGACTACTTAAAAAATGTTGCTCCTATGACTTTTAGGTTACAAGAAATAAGCAATGTAAGATTTAACCGATATAAAGTCGGTACAAACATGAAACTGCATCACGACCACATACATACATTGTTTGATGGCGAAAGAAAAGGCGTTCCAATATTAACTATACTTGGATTGCTTAATGATGACTTTGAAGGCGGCGACTTTTTGATGTTTGATGGTAAAAAGTTAAATTTGAGTGCTGGTGATATTGTTATATTCCCATCCAACTTTTTATATCCTCATGCCGTAACGACAGTAACTAAAGGTACTAGGTATTCATTCGTAGCTTGGGGGTGGTAAGATGGAAGATAACATAGAAGAAATACAACTTACAGAAGAAGAAATTGCAGCTGAACGTGCGATACGGCGTGAAAACGCATTTAACGGCACAATCACAAAAGGCTGGGTATGGAACGAAGATAAGATTTCATACGTTCCTCCAATAGATCCTCCTGATAATAAGTACCCGTACTTGTGGAACGAAGAAACTGAAAGCTGGGATCCGTTCCCAGGATACCCTAGGGATGATGTATGAAACTATCGGAACACTTTGACCTAAATGAATTTACCGCATCAGAGACAGCGACACGCAAAGGTATCGACAACACAGCACCGCCAGTCATTACTGAAAAGCTGCGCATGCTGGCTGCTACGCTGGAGCAGGTGCGTAGTCTACTGGGCAATAATAGCGTCCGCATATCTAGTGGTTATCGTTGCCTTGCTCTTAATCGTGCTATTGGAAGCGGGGATTTATCTGCGCACGTATTGGGTTATGCCGTTGATTTTACGTGTCCGGGCTTTGGTACACCGAAAGAAGTAGCTAACAAGATTGCTGAGTCACCGATTAAATTTGACCAGCTGATTTACGAAGGCACCTGGATACACTTAAGCGTAGACCCACGTAACCGCAGGGAAGTACTTACTGCCACCTTTAAAAACGGCAAGGCAAGTTACAGTAAAGGAATTTAATTATGGATATGACAAAAATAACGACAATGCTTTTCCCTGTAATGATTTCAGCTATTGCGTGGTTGCTTGGGCAAATGAGTTCTATGCAAGGTGATTTGATTGATATTAAGTCTAAGATGCCAGCCCTTATTACAGCGCAGGGTGTGCCTACAGATAGCCCTATATCAACAGAAGCACGTAACAAGTTAAAAGAAGAAATAAACAACAAGATAGGCGAGCTTAATGTTCGCATCCGAATCCTAGAAGAACACGATAAGGACAGAAAATGAACTTTGATAGCGTAGGCGGTAGACGTTTTTTATTTGCGGTAGGACTGACCCTTGTCTCTGCCGGTTTGTTGCTTTCAGGCAAGTTAGCTAGTGGTGACTTTACTAGCATTGTAAACTTTAACGTAATTGCATTAGTAGCGGGTCACACAGCCGATAAGTTTGCAGGTAAGAAAAATGATACCACTGCCGCTTAATATAAAAGCCATCGCCATTGGTGTGGTGCTTTTAGCTACGTTTGTAGCAGGTTGGACAACGAACGGCTGGCGGCACGATGCGCAACTGAAGAAGGCACTGCAAGAGACCATAGAGCTGCAGAAAGCCTACGATGACTACGCTAGAGAGGTAGCGACTAAGTTTCAAAACCAACAAGCTGAGCAAGCTATTGTATATAGAAATTTAAAAAGGAAGATAAACGATGTTACGGATAACAGGATATGTTTTGCTGACGGCAATGCTCTCAGCGTGTGGAACAGCGCTCTTACAGGGGACGTGCCCAAAGCCACCACA